ACTGATGATGATCGTGGTGTTCGTTATTGTGCAGCACACAATCCTAATGCAACAGAATTAGTAAGGAGACTGTTTCTTATGACCGAGGCACAAAACCAATGACGAATCTTGAACTCGCACAAGACCCAAACACAACATTAGAAATCCTGAAGACCCTTGCGACTGATGATAATTGGGGTGTTCGTTGTAGGGTTGCACAAAATCCAAACACAACACTAGAGATTCTACAGGATCTTGCGACTGATAATAATTGGCATGTTCGTTATGATGCAGCACATCATCCAAATGCAACAGAATTAGTAAGGAGACTGTATCTTATGACGCAGGAAAATTTGGGTATGGCATAGGCACAAAAACAAAATGTTTAGTATAAATAATTCTGCCTTAACTGACCGCAATCCGTAAGGTTGGGGAGGAGAAATCCTCTCCTCACATCATAAATAATAATGCGGTTAGTTTAAGAGCAGTTATGGAAACTCCAAGAGAGTATTATACTTACGCATACTTGCGTGAAGATCGAACTCCTTATTATATTGGTAAGGGTAGGGGAGATAGAGCATTTTCTTCAAATAGAACAATAAACAAACCAAAAGACCAATCGAGAATAATCTTTCTAAAACAAAATTTAACTGAAGAAGAGGCATTTAGACACGAAGTTTATATGATTGCGGTTCTTGGTAGAAAGGATTTAGGAACAGGTATTCTTCATAATAGAACTAATGGTGGAGAAGGTAGTTCTGGCGCCATAAGAAGTGAAGAAACCAGAAGAATACTAAGTGAAAAAAATAAAGGAAAAAAACAATCCGAAGAAACCATAAGAAAACGAAGTGAGGCAAATAAAGGAAAAAAACGTTCAGAAGAAACCAGAAGAAAATTAAGTGAGATAAAGAAAGGAAAAAAACATTCTGAAGAACATAGAAGAAAAAACAGTGAAGCAAGGAAAGGAAAAAATAATCATAATTATGGAAAATCACCTTCGGAAGAAACCAGAAGAAAATTAAGTGAGGCAAAGAAAGGAAATAATAAAGGGAAAAAATGGTGGAACGACGGAAAAGGAAACACAAAACGTTCAATAGAATCTCCAGGATCAAACTGGGCTGTTGGTAGGAAGTAATTTTCTTAATCCATAACGAGAAATATATTCGTCTAATGCAGTATTGATAATTGAATTCATAAATTCCTCTTCTCCTGGTACGTCTATACCTTTTTGTAATGCTGCTTGTCTTATGATTTTGAATTTATCAATTATCGTATTTTCTTCTTCAATCTTTTTTCTTTTGTTTATTAACTTTGCATGTTTGATTCTCTTTTGCCATACCAGATTCTCTACACGATTATTCTTAAAATTTTGATCTCGATGTGTGACTATCATTTTTTCGTTATCTGTATCATTAGGAATAAATGCTAGAGCAACCAAACGATGAATGTAGAAGTTTTTTATAGTTTTTGAATCATTGCTACTGAGCCTGACATAGAGATGCCCATCTCTGGACACTGCCCAGCCAGGACTCAATTTTTTTAGTTTACGATTTTTTGTGGTCCAAACATTTCCCTCAATATCTACAATGTAATCTTGGTATTTTTCCATACCTTTAATGTCTGAGACTTCTTTATGTTTAATGGTAAGCATTGTACGTTAGTTGTTACTTTTATGATATTTAGTAAAAATTAACGTTTTTTTGAGTATTTAATGATACGAATTCTTATTGTATGTTTATGATACGAATTCGTATTGTATTTTATGTTTATGATACGAATTCTTATCGTTTCTTTATTATTTGTTACTATTTGTTACTTATTCCTTATTATTGCTTATTATTGCTTATTATTCCTTATTATTGCTTATTATTGCTTATTATTGCTTATTATTGCTTATTATTGCTTATTATTGCTTATTATTGCTTATTATTGCTTCTTTATGCCAGCAGTCTTGGGCCACCTATTATCGCATCCGCCCTCTTTTTTGTCAAGGGGGCCACATAAAAAACTGTCCACCCCCATCATTCATAAGGATCACATATATCACAAATGCTCATGCCCCATTAGCATAAAGATCAGACTTCCTTATATCACGAATACTTATGAGTAACACACATAAAGATCAGACTTCCTTATATCACGAATACTTATGAGTAACACACATAACGATCAGACTTTCTTATATTTGTATTCCTTATGAGTAACACACATAAAGATCAGACTTTCTTATATTTGTATTCCTTATGAGTAACACACATAAAGATCAGACTTCCTTATATCACGAATACTTATGCCTGCTTTATTTTATGGCAGGGTTAACGTGGCTTACTTATCGTCAACGAGCTTCTTGCTCTCTTTCTTCCCTTGTCCATATAGTCTAGTCGAGTATGAGCCCCAGAACCACTTCCGCAACCAGTTTCGCCACTGGCACAAGACCCATTGGCCAGGGTGGTACTTGGTCCTATATTGATGGAGTCCCAAACGGAACCAACTAGTGGATCTCCTGAAAATGACCAGCGGCAACGGCAAACTTGCCAAGTCTACTCTCACCTTCAGTCTTTTGGCTGGTAAGACTTGCCCCGGCGCCAATATCTGTAAGTCTTGGGTTGCTGAAGACTCCAACAATCGTCGCAAGATTGTTGATGGTGAGAACATGCAATTCCGTTGCTTCGCTGCAAGCAACGAAGTGATGTATCCCAATACGTATAACTCACACAAGTTCAATCTCGAACAGATTGTTAAAGCTCTTCAGGTTGGAATTGATCATTGCGCTGATCTGATTCATCGCTCGATTGATGAGAATGCGATGCGTAAGACTGACAAGGTTCGTATTCATCCTAGTGGTGACTTCTTTAACTATGCCTATATCTCTGCATGGTATAAAGTTGCAGAACGCAATCCTGATCTTAAGTTTTATTGCTACTCTAAGTCTCTGAATCTCTTCATTCCCGATGCTCAGTGTAACACTTTCCCGCCAAACTTCTATCTTACTGCGTCGCATGGTGGCAAGTTTGATCACCTCATTGATGAAGGTTTGTTCCCTCGTTATGCGAAAGTGGTCAAGAATGATGAGGAAGCAAGTGTTCTCGGTCTCGAAGTTGATCACGATGACTCTCATTGTTTCGGCAATCGTCCGTTTGCTCTCCTAGTTCATAGTGTCCAACCTGCTGGTAGTGAATGGGGTCAAGCTATTCGTGCTCGTAAGGCGAAAGGAGAGTTTGTAGGTTACAGTAAGAAGAAGTGACATAAGATACGGGAGAGAGAGTATAACTTTCTCTCCTTTCTAGTATGATTGGCTACTGTGCCAGATGAGAAACTGTCCACTGGAATGGTTTTCTTCGTCTGTTTCCAGTATATTGATTCTGTTGGAACTGTTTTCCTTCTCATGAGCAACACCATTCTTGACAATCTGGCTGACTCATTCATTCAACAATGTATGAGTCGAGTGATGGAACAATCATACGATAAAGAGAAGTACATTGCGGCAGCAGTAGAGATTGAGAATTGTATTCTTGGACGAGAAGTTTATTATGATGATGATTATAGCGAGGTGATGAACCTAACAGACATTTGGTTCATTCAAGAGATGAACCTAACAGACATTTGGTTCATTCAAGATTCATGGTGGGATCAATATAATGAACTGAATCTTCAAGATTCAATATACGTTCTCAACTACATTAAAGACATTTTTCCTGATACTTGGAGACCATAAAATATAAACAACTGAGTTGGTGGTTATTATCACCAACTCTTTTTGTGTTTGTTATATTATTATTTCATGGCAGGGTTAGCGTGGCTTACTTATCGTCAACGAGCTTCGGGCTCTCTTCTTCTCTTGTTCCCATAGTCTAGTCGGTCATGAAGCCCTGTGCCACCCTGATGGACAGTTGTGGCACTGGCACACGAAGTCTGGTGGTGTCCTGTTGGTTCTGCCATCATACCTTCAGCAGCCAACCGCTGCCGCCAATTCACTTTCGATTCTTCGATGGCCTACACTCTTGAGCAAGTCGCTGATCTCCTGAATAGCATCATTGTTCCTCAGGTTGATTCTGCTCCTGTTGTCGATTCCGCTCCTGTTTCTGTTCCCGATCCTATCACCGAAAAGATCAAGAAAGAGACGGACGAAAAGGTTGCCCAGAAAATGGCAATCGTTCAGAAGAAGATTGAAGAGATTAGTCTCATCAATGCTACATTTCAGGTCATTCTTGAAGATTATCTGGGTGTACCTACGTCGGAATTGATTGTTCGATTGTTGGACAAGTGCCGCAGGAATAGCACAATGAACTTCAACGAGTTCTGTGCTGCTTATACTTTTCCTGGAATCAAAGGTGATTTGCACAAGCGTAACCTTTTGATCGTCACTTCTGCACTTTATCGTCTGAAAGTGAAGGATCTTAATGTTACTGCTAAAGGCACACTTCGTTCCGTTGTCAAATATACTTCCATGTGCGAAGAGTGTGGAAGTCTGGCTAAGAAACTTGTTGATCGTCTTGATATTCAAGGCATCAAGTTCTCATAAGGTGACAATTCAATAACTGTCTCAGGGGCACCTAGAAGACCCTACAGTGCCCCTATAATGAATAAGTCAACCCAAGACACCTCATGACTTACAAAGAACTTCTGCAACAACTCCAACAACTCAACGAGGAACAACTCAATTCTGATGTTTGCATCTGGAATAGTGATGAATCTTTTGATGAGTTTTATCAGTATGGAGTAGAGTTTGTGTTTGCAACTGAAGAATGTCAAGCACTTGACGTTGATCACCCTATCATTCGTTTCTGATGATGACTCCCGAAACTTACAACTTTACTGGTGATGGTGTGACAGTTCTAGGACTGGTCGGTGTCATCTCCACTGGCATCATTCTGGTGCTATGCTTCACTCGTTACTTCAATTCTCCCCTGAGGAAATGACTGACCTTCGTTACTCTAATGGTACAGAACTTTTTGAGTTTCTGTATGCTAAATGTCGCCAAGATCCTGACCTGCTTGCTACTATCGTTGATGAGTACATTGTCTCTCTCAGTGATAGCAAACGGATTGAACTTGAGGACTTCCTTATGAACAACTTTGGAGATGATGAATGACTGAAACTCTGCACACTGTCGAACTCACCAACCTGGAAATCTCCACCATTCTTTTCTACATTGAAGGTGGAGTGCAAGGTATTGATGAGACTGAGATTGAACCTGAAGTCTATTCAATTTTTCAAAAACTGGAGAACGTTAAATGAATCCCGATGATCGTGATGCCCTGATTCAATCATACATTGATCAGGTGATTGATAACATGGACACAAAGGATCTTGTTCGCATTGTATGGGAACAATTGGAGGAGAATCTTTCCCTGTATTCTGATGAAGAATTGAAGACCGAGATTGGAGATCATTATCCCGAACTGCTGGAGGATGTGACAGTCTGACAACTGGCACAAGGGGTCTTGAGGTTTCTCAGGATCCCTGCAATAATACTTTTGTTCACCACAGAACTCCCATGAGCAGCCAACAACAGTATTTCGGTCTCGGTGGAATCGAGCTGATCGGAACTGATACTTTCAAGTATCAAGAACAGATCGCTTTTCGTTACTGTTTTCAAGCATGGAAAGTGTTTTCAATCGAAGAGAATCTGATTGAGACTGATAGGTTCTACGTTTGGTCTGATGCTGTAGATAAAGCATACAAGATTGCAGTTGCTCATGTCTATCGTGGCCATAATGAAAAGTATCAACCTGAAGTTGATGCTGGTGAGAATGGTGGACGTTACGAAGTTGATCTGGATGAACAACATCGTGAAGTGATTGTCGAAACAAAAGAAGCATGGAACGTCTTAATCGCTGGCAATCGAGATGACTTTTATCTCGGTTGATTGAGAAAGGGAGAGTTATACTCTCCTTTTTTTCTTAATGTTTATATTTTTTTATGATGGCAGGGTCAGCGTGGCTCACTTGTCGTCATCGAGCTTCGGGCTCTCTTCTTCGCTTGTGACCCTATCCTAGACCATTCTGGCCACCAGTGCCACCCTGATGGCCAGTTCCACCACTGGCACAAGACCCATTGGCCAGGGTGGTACTTGGCCCTATATTGATTGAGCAGTCAGCACTCCGACCATGAACCGCTCCGAAGTGATGGATAAGATCAGGGCCATGATGGCTCTCAAGGAAGGCACTACCTTCGAGCAGGAAGCAGATAATGCTGCTCGAATGATTGACCGTCTTTGTGAGAAGTATGGCGTCACGGTGAATGATGCTCTCACTCCCGAAGTGTTGGATGAAAATTATCAATCGTTCAAGCGATTCGATAATGCTAATGGCATTTTGTTCTCTGCTGTCGCTACATTTTATGATGCGATGGCGTACATCTCTCGGGCAACAAAAGAACTGAAGTTGATTGGTACCGAAGCCCAACAGATTCAGGCTCGTCTTTATCATGAATACCTGTATGAAAGCATGGAGGTTGAGTGTAAGAAAGCCTATACTGCTGAGAAGATTCTGGCAGAATTGACCGGCAAAAGTATGAACAAAGGATTCAAAGCAAACTTTAGACTTGCTTTTGCTCGTAGTGTTCAGCAACGTCTGGTGGAAAAGAAGAAAGAAGAGAATCGTATTCACGAACACGCTGGATACACAAAGGACACTCTTTCTACTCGTAGATTCTCTACTCGTAGGGTTTCATCTGCTCATGGTGATGGTGCTTTCTCTGGTGATTCTGCTGGCAATTCTGTATCTCTTCACCGGCAGGCTAATGGTTCTGCACAACGTCAACTGACTGGGGTTCGCTGATGCAAATGACAGTATAGTAGGCTGCGAGAGAGAGTAGCAATGCTCTCTCTCCTTTTTGTATATTTTTCCGTTTTTCGTGATTCCTGTGCCAATGGTCAGACTGTCTACCAATGCTCTGAAAGGCCCCCAGAAGCCCCAGGAAGGCTGCTACAATACGGAAGACCACCTAGGACATCCCATGGCTGCCATTATCCCCGATCCGTTCCGTCGCTGGGTTCAAGGCACAGCTTACGAAGCCACCACCGACGAATACACTCAGGATGGTACCTGCATCGGCATCGGTACAATCGACATCACCAGACATGCCCGAGCCTGTGGCGTAACCTACGCATCGCCAGTTTCTTATACCAAACCAGAGAAAGACTTGGGTGATCTGTTTCTTGAATTGTTCGGTTGATAACTATAACAATTCATAAGGAAGGGAGAGTATAACTCTCCTTTTTTTTCTATTGTTTATATTTTTTTATGATGGCAGGGTTAGCGTGGCTTACTTGTCGTCGTCGAGCTTCGGGCTCTCTTCTTCTCTTGTCCCTATAGTCTAGTCCATCATGGGGCTCCCAGCCTCTCCAGTGGACGGTTTGACCACTGGCACAATGGGGTTGACTTTTCGTTTAATCGGTGCAATCATTAATGGGTAGTCAACCAATCGACCATGGATTATTCCAAAGCGGTGATGTCTCTGCTGAATAAGTTCCAAACGAGGGGTGTAGCCATCACCCGAATTTATGATGGCATGGAGTGGGAGAAAGTGACTGGAGATCATAATCTTCAGATTAGAAAGAATGCGACCGAGATTGTCACGTCGGTTGACATCTCTACCGTGCAGGTTGAGCATGATGGAGTGATCGGATTGTTGACTATTGTTCTTGGAAACGATGAAAGTGAGATTCTTTGTGATTATAGCGCAAAAAAAGATTCACAGTTGATGCACATTATTGATAAAGTTGCGGATGAGTTCTATACACAATGGGAGTGATACTTTCGGGGGGAGTTATACTCTCCCTTTTTTCTTAATCTTTATACTATTATTAAATGGCAGGGTTAGCGTGGCTTACTTTCGTCGTCAGCCTTCGGGGCCTCGTCTTCCTTTGTTCCCATAGTCTACCATGCCACAGGCCCAGTGCATCATCAGTATTTCTGATCTGTAACATAAAAAACTTTTATCGTTTAGGTATTGACTTGGCCATGGTTGATCTGTATTCTATTGGAGTCGTCAGGGATTCCTCTCCCACCATGCGTAAGATCGAACGTCTGATGAATGATGCAATCAAGGCATCAAAAGACTGGAAACTCGACAACACTGCCGTGGTCGCACTTGACAATCATTCTGAGGTTTATCTTTATGACAATCTTATCGCAAGGATTGGAGAAACCTGGATTCAACTTTTCGATGGTGGATGGAGAACACACACCACAAAGTCTCGCCTGAACGCTATTCTCGAAGGCAATGGATTGCCCGAGGAAGGTGTATTCCAAAAGAAAGGAGTTTGGTACGTTCTGTATAATGGATCTCCCATTCCATTCTTTTCAGGTATGCGTCTGAATTGATTGTATAAAGAATGAACCAAAAGTTCATTCTTTTTTTTATTCTTTATACTTTAGTATCAAGGCAGGGTTAGCGTGGCTTACTTTCGTCATCGAGCTTCGGGCTCTCTTCTTCGCTTGTGACCCTATCCTAGCAGACCGTGGCGCCGGATCCTAGGCTGATGGACAGTTTGACCACTGGCACAATTGGGGCTGGCAGGGTCGGGAATCTCGGTTATCTTTAGGGAGTCGAAAGGGACAGGAGCCCTGCTAATGACCACCACCACTCAACGCCTTGAGGTTGTTTCCGCTCAGCTGAAAGCTTTGTTGCAGCAGGAAACTGCTCTGAAGCAGCAGATCGCCAACACTCGTCAGGAGCTGCTCAACACTGCTATTGCTTACAATAGCGACCACAAGACTATCACCACCGCCAGCGGCACAGTTACAATCGCTGAAGTTCATGCTAAGACCTACTCTAACAAGGTCGCAAAACTCAGCGATAAAGTGGAAGAATGGAAGGCAAAAGTTGCCGCACAAAAACTCATCGAGGATCGTCTCGGTACGGTTATTCTTTCTGATCCCACTCTTCAGCTTCGATTCAAGGCAATCTGATACTTTCGGGGGGAGTTATACTCTCCCTTTTTTCTTAATCTTTATACTTTAGTATCAAGGCAGGGTTAGCGTGGCTTACTTTCGTCGTCAGCCTTCGGGGCCTCTTCTTCGCTTGTGACCCTATCCTAGCAGACCATGGCGCCGGATCGTGGCTCCGTCACAAAACTTTATGTGTTGGTTTGTGAACCGGATCGTTGGTTCTGGGCAGGCGCCATGGTAGGATTCTGGAGTCGTCAGGGATTCCCCGCCATGCCATTCTCCTTCGTTCCTTGCTCAGACATCGAAACCGGCAACGATTGCTGGGCATTAAATGACTTCGAGAATCGCCGGATTCATGTACTCGAATCCTGGCAGATTCAGTCATTCATGGACAAAAGGTATGGGATAGTTCATGAGAATAAGTATAAACTTATGGATTGATGAGCTTCTAGGGGCCTGGGTATCCTAGGCTCCTTTTGCAAGCCAGAATGAGGAAAAAAGTATTTTTCTCATTCAACGTTTAATCTTTCGTCCTTTTGTTATTCTTTCTCATGTCGAACGATCAGTTCATTCAGTCTGCCATAATTCTTGGGGAATACTCTCTCATTTCTGAGTGGGACATGGTACAGGAAGACTATACTTCCATGACAGAAGATGCCTTTCTGGATTGGATCAAAACTTATCAATACTATCACGCATTGGTATGTTCGACTAAAGGCAATCCTAATGAGATCGCCTACCAGTTGCAGGCAGACTATAAAGAGTTAAATGAGCAGATTGCCTTGGACCATGAAGATAATGAAGATTGACCGCATTTAATACAACAATACGTGAGAGAGATTAACTATAACAATCTCTCTCATTTTTTCTTTATACTTTTTTCGGGGTAGTATTTTATGGCAGGGTTAGCGTGGCTTACTTGTCGTCGTCGAGCTTCGGGCTCTCTTCTTCGCTTGTGACCTTATCCTAGCAGCACCAGAGCCAGACCGTGAGACCGTGACGGGCAATCGTAACAGAGCTTCACAATGGCCAGGCTTCGCAGGCTTTAGGTTTTATTCCGTTTTCGGTGGCTGTTCTGGCTTGTCGTGCTGCTACCATTAGGGAGTCGTCAGGGATCGCTTCCCTCCTACCATGACCTTCTCTCCTGATTCCGCAGCCACTAGCAGCCCGACTCCTACGGATTATGTGGAAGCTCTCCGCATCTTTTATGATCCCAATTCAGGAACGGTGCCATTCTGGATCGCCAGATCATGCGCCGAACTGATTGGTTTGTCTGCCCAATTTTCCGAAGATTATGGACATCTCGAAGGAGAAAAACTTGACCTTGGTGAGTTTAATGTTTGGGCGATTGAGCTGATGTGAGTTATACTCAACCGGGGGCAACTTTGCCCCTTTTTTTATACTTTTGGGGAGGGTAGTATTTTATGGCAGGGTTAGCGTGGCTTACTTGTCGTCGTCAGCCTTCGGGGCCTCTTCTTCGCTTGTGATCCTATCCTAGCAGGTCATGGCGCTGGATCCGGTCGCTGTTACAACACTTAACATTCCGTTTTGGTATCAACCGATACAGACTGTAGAACCGGGTTCGTTTATCTTTAAGGAGTCGTCAGGGATTCCTCCCGCCATGCAGATCATTCGATACTGTGCCGAGAATGACTACAATGGAAACCCTCAAAGGGTTTATGTCATGCTCGATGAAGATTCTAACCAGATTGCACAATGGGATGAAGGTTATTATGGTTTTCACGCTGTACCTGGACCCTGGCGTGATGATGCCTATAGGGCAGAAAGAATCAGTGTTTCGGTGAAAAAATACAAGCGTATTCTGCGCCAGATTCCTACTTTCCAGTGGGCGCATGATGTCCCAGGTTATTCTCATCTGCGCCAACCATAAGACAACAATGGGGGAGCAATCCTCCCCCTATTCTTTCACCTTTCCCCCCCAACCATAAGACAACAATGGAAGACGCAATCCTGACCGCATTGTTCAACCTTTCCCGACTGAATAACAAGTGCTATGAGCATTGGATCATTCAACTTTATGAGTTCAATGGTGAGAAAATCCATGAAGAATGGAATTCACAAACTCTTAAATTGATGGAAAATGACGTGATGGCTATGTCTATTCTTCACACAATCTGAAAGTATAAAGAATGAACCAAAAGTTCATTCTTTTTTTTCTATTCTTTATACTTTAGTATCAAGGCAGGGTTAGCGTGGCTTACTTGTCGTCATCGAGCTTCGGGCTCTCTTCTTCTCTTGTTCCCATAGTCTACAGCATCATGGCGCCTGCTGCGGTCGCTGTTACAACACTTAACATTCCAGCGGGTTTCGGATTCTGTATCAAACGATACAGACTGGAGCATCGGTTCCGACTACCTTTAGGGAGTCGTCAGGGATTCCTCCCGTCATGTCTCAGACTCTCACCGGCTCCGCTCTCCTGGCTCTCCATCGTGCAGTCACCAACGCCGGACTGACCAAAGGTCCGGCTGTGATTCAGGCAGGTTACGTTCGTGATAACGAGCGCCCAAATTTTTGTGATTATTATACAAATGTCATGATCGCAATGGTGCAGGAAGAGTATAAGAATCGCACGAAAAAAACAATCGTGAATCAGTTATTGGATGCAATTCAGTATAAAATGCCTTTCAATAAAGGCAAGCTGAATGTCTACGTTCAGACTGAGAATACGTACATTGTCGGCAATAAAGTTGTGGTCTATTATGATGGTCAGCCGATTGCTGTCATTCGGGACAATGATTCGTTTCCTAATAACATGAGCCTAGGGCATCATGATAACAAAAACCAGGCAATCAAGACCTACCTTAATGCAATCGCACGTTACTTTGCGGGAGGAAAGGTAACCGAACGCAACGGAGTTTGGTGGATTGGTACAGGCGCCAGTGAGGAAGTATTCACGGGAGATTGGCATTATCTGACCAAGATTTGATCCCAGTTTGTATCATCGGGGGAAGGCAAGTCCTTCCCTTTCTTTATACTTTTGGGGAGGGTAGTATTTTATGGCAGGGTTAGCGTGGCTTACTTGTCGTCATCGGGCTTCGTGCCCTCGTCTTCGCTTGTCCCCATAGTCTAGCAGCGCCAGGGCCAGACTGCGAGACCGTGACAGGCTTCCGTAACAGAGCTTCACAATGGCCAGGCTTCGCAGGCTTTAGGTTTTCTTCCGTTTTCGGTGGCTGTTCTGGCTTGTCGTGCTGCTACCATTAGGGAGTCGTCAGGGGATTCCCCGCCATGCCTCGCACCATCACAAACAACGTTCCCCGTCCGCTCTACAGCACCTTTGAACTTACCAGTGCTGAGAGGGAGCATCTTAAAAAGGAATTGAACTATCTCACACAGGAAGAGTTTGACTCTACTTCCGTCTTCAAGTACCGGGAGGAGTGGTACAGCATGGACCAATTCTGTCGCCTCGATGGTGACATGTTGCGCCAAGGATGGCAAGGTTATTTTGGCGAAACTGCATGGTCTTCGATTATCATTAAGATCGTCAACTCTCACACTGAGGTTGTAGTGGGCAGGCACATCTGCGACTGATACTATAAAGTACACACCAAAAGTGTGTACTTTTTCTTTATTCTTTATACTTTAGCATCAAGGCAGGGTTAGCGTGGCTTACTTGTCGTCGTCGAGCTTCGGGCTCTCTTCTTCGCTTGTGACCCTATCCTAGCAGACCGTGGCGCCGGATCCGGTCGCTGTTACAACACTTAACATTCCAGATCGCCGACACTTCTACCGATTTCCTTAAGGTTTTGACCGTCGGATCGGGCAGGCTGACCTGTAGGATAGATGGGTAGTCAGGGATTCCTCCCATGTTCTTTGATCGTTTCGACATCGTTGAGGCACACTACGCCTTCTGCTCCGACGAACATGGCGGCATGGGATCGGAGCTGTATGGGCGCCTATGCAAAATGCAACGCTATTTCAGGCCCGGTGCGGCATGGCGTGGTTATCATTCTCTCAGTGAGAATGGCCAGGTGATTTATGACAATCTTGTCAGCAAGTTTGCCTGACAGTATAGTTTGGGGAGGCAAGTCCTCCCTCATTCTTTGCACTTTCCCTGAGAATCTCACCATGCGCCTTATCAATCTCACCATCACTTCTAATGAGATTCAGTTAGCTGACGGGACCGAAATCCTGTTTAGTTATGGTGCCCCAGTGGCTGCCAGAATCCCTGGGATGGGTTTTGTTAGGACTGACAAGTTCTACAGTAAAACTACAATTAAGCACATCGATCTGTGGTTAAATGATAAGATCGGGAAGGACATTGTTCCGGCGGTTGATCAATGGGAGCTTGACAAGTTAGTCGCATTTTGATCACTTATGGGGCAGCAAGTCTGCCCCTAACAGTATAAAAAACAGTGTTTTTCCCGATGTAACGATCTAAGCCCGGCGCCTAGCGCCTAAAAAAGAAAGGTACCATATAAGCTATAAAAGTAAATATCGACCTCATAAAATCCCGCCCATAAAAAATTTCCCCCACCCCCCAAAAAAAAAAATCCCCCCATAAAAAATTTCCCCATAAATACCTGCATATATCACATTATTACTGAAGTATGGACAAGATATATCACATTTATATCAAAGGGGAATGTAAATATCATAGTTTATCAGAAGAAGAATTTAATGCAATTTGGAATTATTTGGATAAACTCTGTTGGGTATCAGAGATTGACAGAGAGGACATTGAATATGAGGAGCTGGACTCACCCCTCATAAATAGTATCGAGCATTGATGCTGACATTTTTACCTTATATTAAAGATTATCATGGCAAAAGGATTTCAAGTTAAGACAAAAGAAGAACCAAAACAGGAATGGGATTTTGATAAGATCAAACAAAGAATGAAAGGCAAAACAATTGCTATCTGCATTCCAGGTAGGCAATGTTCCTTTGTATTCATGAAGGCAATGATCAGACTATGCTTTGATCTTGCAAATAACGGAACTGCATTTCATCTATTTCAAGAATACTCATCAATGGTTAATTTCGCCCGCTGTCGAGTATTGGGGGCAAATGTGCTGAATGGGCCAAATCAGAAGCCATGGAATGGTCAGATTGATTATGATTGGCAACTATGGATCGATAGTGACATTGTATTTGATTCTGATGCATTCTGGAAACTCTGTGATCTTGCATTCCCAGAAGATGCAATCTGCCCCGAGACAAATGAAATTGATGAATCAAAATTAAATCATGTATCATCCGGTTGGTATTGTACTGAGGATGGACATTCTGCTGCAGCAGCTCATTGGCTCGAAGAAGCAGATTTTCGTAAGAATGGAGGAATGATGAAGAATGAAACTGTAGAATCCATGGCAAGGCGTAACAAACCATTCAAAGTTGATTATGTTGGATTCGGATGGGTCATGGTCAGAAAAGGTATTTTTGAATCATTGCCTTATCCATGGTTTGCACCTAAATTGCAGATTTTCGAAAACGGAGATGTGCAGGATATGTGCGGGGAGGATGTATCATTCTGTCTTGATGCCAAACAAAATGGATTTGAGGTCTGGTGCGATCCTCGTATTCGTGTAGGACATGAGAAGATGAGAGTAATCTGATGAATGTATTCTACAAAGGAAAAATGATTCATAAGAATCTATCCGAAGAAGAACTACTTGAGGTTTTATTAGATCTCGCAGAGAAGTCTTATGAGGGGAAAGTGAATAAAGATGACATTCAGATCAAGGAGACAGCTGAGTAACTGTCCACTGTTCTCTCCCGAACTTCTTTTTTTCTGCTATCATATTCATGTAAACAATTAGAGGCTTATGAAAAATGGCTAAACTAGGAACTAAGAAAACAGCAAACGGTGTGGTACGTCTGGATCCGAAGCCGAAGAATACTCGGCAGGGTCAGGGGCGCAACACGAAATATGCGGCAACAAGCCGCAACAGTGCCCGTAAGCCGTACCGTGGTCAAGGTAAATGATTAAATAGGAGTATCATTAGATACTCCTTTTTTTATGTCTGCAGAAGAATATATTTTAGATTGGATTGATAAAGTCTCCGAGAATAAAGAAGAATTAGGCGGATTTCCGATTTGTCCTTATGCTCGATCAGCCGTTTATAAAGTTATTACTTGTGAAGTAGAAGAAATCAGCCCAGAGTCGCTAACTGATTATGATGTGGTCATATATGTCATTGACGAAGAAATGACGGTCAAGGAAATCAAGACCTGGGTTAAGTTTTATAACTTAATGTATTCTGATTGGTGTTTCTTTTCAGATTCAAAGAATGAACTTACTGAATTAAATGGAGTTCGGACAAATAACGAAAGATACAATTTAATCATTACTCAACCAAAGAAGAAGCTAGAGCAAGTCAGAGAACAATTAAAAAAGACCAGTTACTATTCGTACTGGCCCGTTAATTATTATAATGAGATTGTTGGTGATTAATTTTTTCTTTTTGCTCTAATTTTGGTTCTTCTTTGTTTATCCTTTGCTCTCATTGTTGGTTGTGGATTTTTATCAATTGACTTGTTTGCGATATCTTTATCTACCATAACATAAGATCCTTGTGGTTGACCTTCTCTCGGAGTGAATCCACCATGAGCTTTAGGAACTTTAACTATTTTTGCTCCCGATTTAAATGCTGATCTTGCCTGATCAACAGCACTGGTTGGTTTGTTTTTATTTGCTGCCAAATCTTCTTTAGAGGAAGTTGCTACCCAATTTTTTATTTTCTTACCAAAATTCATTGGAGAATCTGTTTTTGTGGCCTTTGGGTTTACCAACCTCAAATTTACTCTAGAGTGACCATAATCGGATCCGACCTTTGGTGATGGAGTGGTGTAAACAATTCCTTTACGATCATCTGGATGATAAGTTCCGGTGGAAGGAGAATCTTTAAATCCAGATCTCATGATTTCATGCTTAGCTGAATTGGAAGTATAATGTGCAGTGCGAAGAATCCTCATTCTTCTGGCTTCTTCTAAAAATTGGGAGAATGTTTTCATGGTTTTTCTCCAAGATCTCTTAATTGCTGTTTAAGATCTTCTGCTCTTTTCCTTCCCTTTGCTTCACGACTCACAGAAGTTCGAATCAATGCATCACTTGCATTTCCAACTAATTTTGCTTTTTTTCTAACTGATGATCGAATTGCTTCTTTTTCTTGGTTAACTTTAGGTCTAAATTTTCCAAATGGTTTATTTTCCAACTCTTTCATTCTTGCTGCATTAATTTCAATGCCTCTTGCCAATTCGCCAACTCTATCTTTAACTCTAGCTTTTTTTTCTGGAGTCAGATCTCTAAATTCTTCATTAATAATGCTATCCATCCACTCATCAGACATTGACTCGTAAATGGCAATTGCAGAATCATAATTGTCAGTATAGCCCTCATTTATAAGATATTCTAAAATAAAATCTTCTCTCACCTCAAAGGAAATCTTTCCTCTTTGTTTTCTTCTTTCTGATTTTGCCTTTTCTTCTTCGGAATTTGGATCTGGTAAGGTTCCTGGTCCAAGTCCTTTAAATACGCTATCCTTTCCTCCAGCAATAGCCCCTGGTCTTATTTTAGTCGTTTGAGAAGACAAATCCCTTCCTTCATAAACATCCAACAATTCTTCTAATTCATCATCATTCAAATCTTCCAAAAGATATTCTGCATCTTCATAAGAATCGGCATATCCTTCGAAGTAAAGAAATTTTAAAAGTTTGTTATATTCGTAGTTCATTGTTACACTTTCTGTTATTGAATATTTATAAAAAATTAATGATTTGGATCTGTGATATTTCCATGATGAGTAGTTGGTCTCAATGGAGAAACTTTATTTTGTTTTTGTCTTGGTGAAAGGTTCCTCGCAGTTCCATGTTGATATCCTCTTTTATCTACGGAACTCATTCCAATTCTAGTGTTGAGAGATGCTCTTCTTGGTCCAACTGGAGATGAGCTAATTGTAGTTCCTGGTTTTGCACTGGATGCAATTAAAGATTTAATTGTTTGCATCGCCTTTCCAGTTGATCTTCTATTTTCTGTTTCTCCAGTTAGTTCTGAATTTTGAACAAAATGATTAGGCCCAACTGGAGTGTATGTAACCTTTATTGGATGACTCTTGGAAGATACTTCATATCGATCCCCAGTTTTTTTAAAGTCATAACCTGAATGATTTGGATTATTGATTGGCTCAGCAAATCTTTTTGCTGAAGTTCTTACTGTTTCTATTTTTTCTGGCGTTATTTTTGAATTTGTTTTTGATTTATTTCTTGCTTTTTGCATTGGAGTCTGACCAGATCCTGGTAACTTTTGCATTGGGGGTTTCCATGCATCTACAATAAATTCAGAATATGTTTTCATCTTAATGCACCGGAATACAAATATTTATAAAACCCAACAAAATAAATACTACAGAGAATAGGGATAGAAACCCCTCTAAAAGTTCTGATTCACAAGATCAGGAGAAAAACTCATGGGAAAACCAGCAGACAGAAATGTAGAATATATGTATTCTACATGGGGAACAACCAAACTAGTTACCGATTATCAAGAATCAGAATTAATTTCTGAAATCATGAATGATGATTATAGAGAAAAGAATATCAAATCCAAGTGTCAGAACGAATTACACCAAAAAATTCGTAACGATGATGATTATGATGATTGGAATTATGGAATGGAGCCAGTTTCATTAATTGGATAAATATATTAGATTAAAATATATCAATGCCAATAGAACGAGTTAGTAAACAATTTAAAGATATTAGTTTATCTTTCACTGTAAATCCTCTCAATTACGATTTAATCGTCATTAAGAATGAGACCGCTATCGCTCGCTCAGTAAGAAATTTAGTATATACGACAATAGGAGAACGTTTTTTAAATCCTAATCTGGGCTCTAATGTTACCAGAGCCCTTTTTGATAGTCTAGATTCCATTACTGCAAACGTAATACAATCAGAAATTAAAACTACGATTGATAACTACGAACCAAGAGTGAATTTAGTATCAGTTAAAGTAACACCAGATTATGATACATTAGAATTTAATGTTACAATTACATACGATATTATTGGCATTGATGCATTAAGACAACAACTACAATTTGCACTCTTGCAATCCAGATAAATGGCACTTGTAAATTTTTCGAATCTAGATTTCGAACAAATAAAAATCTCAATCAAAGACTATCTAAGATCCAATTCTAATTTTACGGATTATGATTTTGATGGATCTAACATGTCAATTATTGTTGATATGTTAGCATATAATACTTACATAAATTCGTTTAATGCGAATATGTTAAGTAATGAAGTTTTTATTGACAGTGCCACATTGAGAGAAAATGTAGTCTCTTTGGCAAGTAATATCGGATATTTACCAAAGTCAAAAACTGCAGCTAGAGGAATATTATCATTCAGTGTTGATACAAGTACAATTGAATCTGGATTAACTCCATCTACTATAACATTAAAAAAAGGAACAGTATGCACATCATCTGCATCTTATAACGGTCAAACATATTCTTTTATTATAAAAGATGATATTACAGTTCCAGTTCAAACTAATCTAGCTACTTTTGATAATGTTGAAATTTATGAGGGTTCATATATTGTAAGTAGCTTTACTGTGAATTCATATGAATACAATCAAAGATTCATATTGGACAATTCAAGTATTGATACATCATTAATTTCTGTTACTGTTAGAGGAACATCAGAAGAAGTCGCATACAAATTCAATTTAGTTGATAATTTGACAGATGTTACTCCAACATCAAAAATATTTTTTGTTCGAGAAATAGAAGATCAAAGATATGAATTAATTTTTGGAGATGGGCAGTTTGGACAAAAATTAAATAATGGAGACTATATTGAAGTATCTTATGTTGTAACTAATGGTGAATTGGGAAATGGAATTCCAAGCGTAGCTTTCAGCGGAAGATTATATGATAATAATGAAAGAAGTATAACTGATGGAATTTCACTTGCAGTTTTAACTGAATCAACCAAAGGCGGAAATGAAATTGAAACAGTAGACTCAATTAGAAAATATGCACCAAAATTATATTCTACTCAGAACAGAGCAGTAACGCCAAGTGATTATGAGACTATTGTTCCTTTAGTTTACCCAGAGATTGATTCGGTATCATCTTTTGGTGGAGAAGAACTAACTCCCCCACAATTTGGTAAAGTATTTCTAAGTATTAAACCAAAATTTGGAGCATTTCTATCTAACAGTACCAAGGACGAAATAAAAAGAAAATTAAAAAAATATTCCGTATCTGGAATTGGTATTGAAATTTTAGATCTAAAATATCTTTATTTGGAAATAAATTCATACGTTTATTATAATTCAAATACCACTTTAAGTACAGATCAATTAAAAGAATCAATTCGCCAAAATGTTAAATCATATTCCGAATCATCTGATCTTAACAAATATGGTGCCAGATTTAAATATAGCAAATTCCAAAAGTTAATCGACAATACTAGTTCATCTATCACATCAAATATTACTACCATACAAATAAGAAGAGATTTAAGACCAGTATTAAACAAATATGCGGATTATGAAATTTGTTTTGGTAATGAATTTTATTCAGAAAGAACTGATGGGTATAATATAAAGTCTTCTGGATTTAAAGTTGATGGAATCTCATCCACAGTCTATATTTCAGATAAGCCCACAAAAGGAACTACATATGGAAAGATATTTTTGTTTACTTTAGATATACAAAATAATCCTCAAATATTAAGAAGTTCAATAGGAACAATTGATTATAAAAAAGGAGAAATCAAAATAAATCCAATAAATATAGTATCTACTTTAAAAAATACTGGTGGCGAGCCAATAATAGAAATATCTGCAATTCCCACCTCAAATGATGTAATTGGATTACAAGATTTGTATTTACAACTGAGTCTAAATGATTTTAATGTAGAGACGAGACAAGATAATATTGAATCTGGTTATGATATATCTGGTACAAATTACATTACAACTTCTAGTTATGTCAATGGAGATCCCGTAAGAAGCTAAGACATGAAAACAAAAATAGATATCTCGCTACTAATAGAAAATCAACTACCTGCATTCGTAAGAGACGAATATCCAGTATTTGTTGAATTTTTAACTGAATATTATAGAGCAATAGAGGCAAAAGGAAACCCAATTGATATAATTAGAAATATTGATAGCTATATTAAATTAGAAAATTTAACCAACGTACCTGCTTCTACTACTCTAACCTCTGACTTAGTAAGTTACGATACAACAGTAACAGTAGATAGCACGGAAGGATTTCCAGATAATTATGGTTTAATTCAAATTAATTCTGAAATAATATTATACCGCACAAAAACAAGCACTTCATTTTTAAACTGTAGTCGTGGATTCAGTGGGACTACTGGATATGTTAATGGAGAACTAGTATTTTCAGAAACATCAGCAGATAATCACACATCTAATGTAGATGTAATCAATTTGAATCAACTTTTATTAGAAAATTTTCTACTAAAAATAAAAAAACAGATATTTCCGGGCTTTGAAAACAAAGAATTATATCAAGATATAAATCAAAGACTGTTTATTTCTAGATCAAAAGATTTTTATTCAGCAAAGGGAACTATTAGTTCTTTTGAAATTTTATTCAAGGCGCTATATGGTGAAGAAATAAGCATTATAACACCAAAAGATTATCTATTTAAGCCATCTGACGCACAGTATAGAATCACTAAAGATATTATAGTTGAGCAAATAGAGGGAGATGCTCTAGATTTAGAAGGTAGAACATTATTTCAAGATCAAACTAGCATTTCAAACAAAAGTTATGGTGCAATCACTAGAGTAGAACCAATTACAAGAAATAATATTACATATTATAAATTAAGTTTAGATTATGATTATAAAAAAGACATCAATTTAGTTGGTGGTACTGTATTTGGTGAGTTTTCAATTACACCAAGAGCATATTCACTAAAAGAAATACAATATACTGATGATTATATTGATGTTGATTCGACTATTGGATTTCCATCTTCTGGAGAATTGGTTGTAAATACTGGAATAGTAACATATTCTGACAAAAATATATCTCAATTTTTAAATTGCACAGGTATTACTACATATTATCCAATTAAAACTGAAGTAAAATTAAATGAATATGCATACGCAAATGATGGGGCAATTAAAGTAAGGATACTTGCTACCATATCCGATGCGGATAATCTAGAAAATTCTTACTTATATCGACCAGAAGATAAAACAAAAGTATTAACTTATGGATATAATTTTGATGGACCCAATTATAATAATTGGATTTTTAATATATCCCCAAGTATAGATGCTAATATTACAAATATTACTACTCTTGGTGGAGGACTAAAAAGATATGAAGTCCAAACAATAGATGACAATACATTTTATATAAACGATAATATAGAAATTGAATATATTGATGGAAGTAACGTGAGGCAAATTGGAATATTTTCAATAAAAAATATAATTATACCAAAGAAAAAATTTCAATTTGATTCAATAATTAGCATTTCTCAAGTATTGAATGTCAATAAAATAATATCAAAATTTAACGATACTCCATATAATGCTAACGTACAGAATGTATATGGAGATTTGACAGAAATTGACAATCTTTATGTTTGTTCCAATTCTTTGCCAAAATATTTGACTTATCCTAGTGATAATTTGGAAATAGATTATCAGGTAAAAACTTTATCTGGTAATTATGGAGATCAGGAATTAGATACTCTTGATATTAATAATCATGGATTTTTAACAGGAGAGGAAGTAATATATTTCCCTGGAGCTGGATCAAATAATATTGGAATAGTAACAAATAGTTATTTTATAAAAAGAATAACCGAAAACAAAATAAAGTTAGCAGAAAGCAGAGAAAATGTATATAAATCCATCTATGTTGGAATTAATTCTTCTTCATATTTAACTGGAACTGAAAATAAATTAGTACCAGCAAAATATGTTAAAAATTTATCCGAAATAAAAGAGGTAACTCAACAAGCATTAGTTAGAAATATTTCTCCAGTAATTTCAACAAAAACAAAAGAAAAGACAGATTCTGGTTATATTGGATTGTTGATTAATGGAGTTGAAATTTTAAACTATAAGTCCGAAGATTCTATATTTTATGGCCAAATAACTGATGTAAATGTAGCTACATCAACGGAAGATTTCGATGTATTATTCCCACCTACAATTCAAATTATTGATGTTGACTCTAATAACAATCCAATTGGAGTTGGCGCATCTGTATTTTGCAACGTCCAAGGATCTCTTTCTAGAATTGATATAATAAACCCTGGATTTAACTATGATACTGAGCCAAAAATAGAAATATCAGGAGGGAATGGATATGGAGCATCCGCAAAAGCAAATTTAATTCCATATACTTATGAAATTTCATTTTCTTCTTCCCTAGTAAATACTTCTCAAAATTATATTGGATTTGGTACATATCATAATTTCACAAAAGGAGAAAAAGTAACATATAATACCAACGGAAATACTCCAATAACTGGTCTGAATGCTAATTCAAATTATTATATTTCTATTTTCAGTTCAACTGAAATAAAATTACATAAAAATTTTGAAGATGCAATATTGGGAACCAACGAAATTCAATTAACTTCGGTTGTATTTGGCATACAAAAATTAATATCATCAAATAAAAAGAAAAAAATTGGATCAATAAAAATTATAAATTCTGGTTATGGATATAATAAAGGAGTTTCCATTGCATATCCAAATCAAATTGACATCGAACAAAATATAATTACAATAAAAAATCATATTTACTCTACTGGAGAAAAAATAAAATATTCTTATTCTGGAACTTCAATTTCTGGATTAAACACCACTGATTCATATTATGTCACAAAAATTAATGATGATAGTATTGCATTGTCATATATTGGAACTCCATCACAAGGAGATGATTTTTATCTAAAGAATAGACAATATGTATCCCTTGGTTCAATTGGATCGGGAACGCATACATTTTCATATGAGCCAATATCAGTATCAGTAGTACCTACTTCACAAACAAATCAGATAATAACCGCAGCTGTAAATCCAATATTAAGAGGAAAGATAAAAAATATTGTAGTTACAAATAATGGTGTTGGCTATGGTACTCCAGAAATAATAAATTACAACAGGCAACCAAAATTTGAAATTACAAAAGGATCTGGAGCACTAGTTGATATTATAATCAGTGGGACTACTATACAAAAAGTGGTTATAATAAATCCTGGATTAAATTATGAATCATTACCTACTTTAAATGTTATTGGAGATGGAAATGGCGCAATATTAACTCCTATCATAAGTAATGGAAAATTAGTAGAAGTCAAAGTAATTAACGGTGGACTGGGATATACTAAAGAAAAAACAAAAATAAATGTAGTTTCAGCCGGAACTAAAGCAATATTATATGCAAATATACAGAAATGGACTATAAATTTATTTAATAGGTATTTAAATTATAATCCAACTAGAATTAAATTGCATGATGGGATAATAGAAAATTCATTAAATCCAACTTATGAATTGGAATATTCTCATTTATATTCACCTAGACAATTGAGGCAAATAGTTTATTCCTCAAATTATGATGAATCTTCAGTAAAATTAACCTCTGATATTGAAAACGACGATGGAACTCCATCTGCACATTCTCCAATTTTAGGTTGGGCTTACGATGGATGTCCAATTTATGGTCCATATGGATTTGATTATACTGGAAAAATAAAACAATATATCTCGGGATATGATATATCCCAAAGTATAGATTCAAATCGTCCACCAATAGGAACATATGTTTCTGGATTTTTTGTTGAGGATTATATCTATACTGCGGATAAAAATAAAATTGATGATGAAAGTAAATATGAATATCTAGATGAAAATAACGGAAGATATTGTATTACCCCAGAGTATCCAAATGGAGTATATGCATATTTTACCTCACTAGAGAAAGAAATAGAATCAAATCCAAATGATCCATTTAATGGATACAAAAAGCCAAAATTCCCATATTTTATTGGAAATTACTATAAATTTAAGAAAAATATCTTCAATTTAGACAAAAATTCAACTCAGAATAATTTTAATTTTATTGACAATCAAATACTTAGAAACACAACTCCATATAATTTGACCAGTGAAAATAGTAAATATGATTTTATTCCAAATCCAGATAAAATAAATTCAGAATTATCTAAAGTAAAATCAACAGAAAGTGGAAGAGTAAATAATGTCGATATAAATTATGGTGGACAAAATTACAAAGTTAAAGATAAAATAATTTTTGAAGATACTGAGACTGGAAATAAGTTATATTCAGCATATGTTCAAAATATTTCTGGAGTAGGAGTAAATACAATTTCATCTTCTTCCTATGTTATTAATAATGTGGAATTTTATCCCCAATTAGAAAAAAATACTAATTTCATAGGAATATCAACAATACCACATGAATTAATTGATAATGATTACGTCAATATCATTGGAATTGGATCTGATAATATTAATTTTAACATAGATTCAAGTATATCTGTTACTTCTGAGAAGTATTCTTTATCTTTGGCAGTTAGCAATGCATCTACAACTGGAATAGTAACATATTTCAGCGTATACGGGGATTTGACTTTCCCTAGAATCATGGAAAATGATATATTTGAAGTTGACACTGAGCAAGTAAAAATATTATCAGTAGATAAAAAAAATTCTAGACTATTAGTACAAAGAGAATATAACAATACTACTGGAGCTTCTCATCAATACTCATCTAATTTAAATGAGATACCAAGAAAATTCAAATTTAATTATAGTGATAATCCAGATAGAATAGTTGATATTAACCGAGAATTATATTTTAATCCATCAGAATCAGTTGGAATTGGAACAACTGTATTTTCAAATACAATAATTATTTCAAATCCAGGAGCTGGTGAAACTAGCATAATAGTGCCAAATGGAGCAATATACTTAGAAAATCACAAATTTAAAACTGGACAAGAGGTATTATATTCATATAATATTGGAACTTCAATCTCATGTTACAATAGCAATAATACTTATTTTACATTAACTAACAATTCTCAAGTATATGTAGCTGCTTTGAATGATAATTTGATTGGAATATCAACTATTCCAGTTGGAGTTGGATCAACAGGAACAATTATTGGAATTGGAACTACAAAATATCCTTTATTATATTTTACTAGCGTTGGTTCCGGAGTAACACACAGCTTTAAGACAACTTATAATGCTATTTCTGGTAATGTTTATAAAAATATTGTTACTGTGAATACAAATGAGCAACATAATTTACAAGTAAATGATGAAATTGATGTAAATTGTGCTCCTGGAATTACAACATCATTTAAAATTGTATATAATTTTGATAGAAAGCGTCTCACTGTTTTTTATACTTCATTTTTAGCATCAGATTTAAATATTGTTAATAATACAATTCAAATTAATAATCATAAATTAAATTTTGGCGATAAAATATTACTGACATTAACTGGTACTGCGACCGGATTGCAAAATAATGGAATATATTACGTTGTACCAATAGATAAAGATACAATATCATTATCATCAAACTATTATAACAATATTATACCTCCTTCTATTGTCGATTTTTCTAGTACATCAAATGGAAGTATATATTTAATAAATCCAGAATTAACAGTATATAAAAATTCAATTTTAACTTTTGATTTGTCTGATAGCAGCTTATCATACAATGATGGAAATTCATATGATTCTGCGTTTGATTTTAAAGTATATACAAATTCAAATTTTGTTGACGAGATACTTCCATCAAGTATAGTTAAAACTGGTGTAATTGGTATTGACGTAAATGCATCAGTTAAAATAGAATATGATTCAACTCAAACTGAATTATATTATAATTTGATTCCAGTCGCTAATTTAGCATTGCCTTTGGCACAAAAAAATATAATAACAGATAATTATTTTGTTATAAACAATAATAAAATATCACTAAAAGATAGCATTTATTCTGGTCTACATTCAGTAACTGGAATTACTAGCTACACGTTCAATTATAATACCAAATTACCAACAGAAAATATAGAATATAATAAAGTTAGTTCATCTATAACTTATTCGACAAGTTCAAGTTCAGCTCTTGGTCAAATAGATAAAATAAAATTAATATATCCAGAAAAATTATATAAAACTTTACCCTTTATTTCTAGTATAGTTTCATCTACTGGGACAAACGCAATATTAAGTACATATACTACAGAAATTGGTAAGATAAAATCTGCCGAATTAAATTCTGTATTATTTAATTATTCTTCCGATAATACTATACGACCATTTGTGAAGTTTCCGGAAATCTTAAAAATAGATCCATTATCAAAATTACAATTTGTTACTGTAAATACATATGGAAAAAATTATACAACCCCACCATCCCTAATAGTAATTGATACATTTACTAATGAAATAGTCGATTGTGAATTAAAATATACTCTTGGGGTTGGCGATGTTCAAATAATAAGAAATGCGAATACAATTCACGATTCGACGCCGAAAATTATTCCGGTCAATAATTCAAATGGAGTAGGAATTAGTTCAATTTCATATAATTCAATATCAAAAGAAGTAACTGTCTCTCTAAATGCCGAATTTTCGCAGATAGAAGATTTTCCATTTCAAATTGATAGTAACGTATTTGTAGAAAATGTTCAAGTAATTTCTGGTAACAATTATAATTCATCTAACTTCAATTATAATTTTTTCCCTGTTGTTTCAATTGACATAAATCCTGGTGGCGGAGGATCTACAGTTGTTTATAGTCTATCTCAATATAATATTGCTAGTTTGGGCGAATTTGATCCTATAAATTCAAGTGGAAAATTAATTCCCCAAGATCAAATGGTAACTTTTAATGCCATATTGGAGAAAAATAATTTTGCAGAGGGAGAAACTGTTTATGTTGATATAAACAATACAATTACTGGAACAGTTCAAAGGTGGGATAATAAAAATAAATTAGTGGCAGTTATAACAGTAAACCATTTTGAAGTCGGAACTAAAATAATTGGAAAAACCACCGGAACTCAGGGCACAATTGTATCAAATAATAATTTTAATTGTACATATAATATTTCCCCATCTAGTATAGTCAATTCTGGGTGGCAACGTTATACTGGATTCTTAAACGAGGACACTCAAAGATTACACAATAATAATTATTATCAATATTTCTCATATTCAATAAAATCAAAAGTTCCATATCAAACATGGAATGATTCGGTAAGTTCACTTGCCCATATTTCCGGATTTAAAAAATTTAGTGATTTGGTAGTGGAGTCAAAAGATACGACAAATACTGGAATATCTACAGATCAAAATATAATTACAGTTGATATAATACAAAATCTTGATAGTGTAATTGATATTGAAAATGTAGTGGATTTTGATTTAGGATACGAAAATATCAAATCATCTGGACCTCAATATATTTCAGATGAAGTAATATTCAACTCATCTTTACTACAAGATTATACTGAATCTTTTAGTAATGTTGTATTGAATTTGGATGATATATCCACATTATTCAGTTCAATTGATGATGTTACTAAATTAACTTCTTTTGATTTAACATATCAAAACTATCCAATATTTGAAAAAATATTTGATGGATCAGATTCACAAATAGTTAATATAACTGAAGATTCAATTTACATCCCAAGGCACTTTTTTAGGACAGGAGAAAAAGTAAATTATATTTCTAATATATCTAACCTTACTGACACCCAAAATTCAATTGGAATTGCCACTACTTTAGTTGGAGTTGCCTTAACTGATAAATTGCCATCAGTAGCATATGTCTATAAAGTGGATGATAATAGTATTAAATTGTGTGAAACTGCATTAAATTCAAATTCAACACCAGTTAACTCATTTAATTTAACTAATGTTGGGATAGGAACAACCCATTATATTAGAGCATTAAGTCAAAATTCACGTTGTTTGATATCAATTGATAATGTAATACAATCTCCTATAGTTGGTACCGCAATTTCAACTACATTAACACTAAATGTAAATCTATTAGATGAGGTAATAATTTTCAGTAATCCATTAAACTTTTATAGTGGAGATTTAGTTAAAATCGATGATGAATTGTTAAAAGTGGATGCGGTTGGAGTAGGAACCACAAATTATGTCAAAGTAATTAGATCATTTATGGGATCTGGTATATCTACCCATGTATCGGGGTCAATGATAAGAAAGATGAAGGGAAATTATAATATAGTTGGAAATATTATTAATTTTTCAAGTCCACCATATGGAGCACTAAAAACTGAAAATGATTTCATAGAGGATGGAACCGGAGTAATTACAGAAGAAATCAAAAAATCTACTTTCCAAGGTAGAGTGTATTTAAGATCATCTGCAGAAAATAGTTCTTCCGATACTTATTCCAAAAATTATATCTATGATGATATTTCACAAGATTTTGATGCAGTAAATAAAAATTACAATTTAAAATATAATGGAACATCATTACTTGGATTACAATACGAAAGTCCTATTATTTTAATCAATAGCATATTGCAGGGACCAACAAAGGATTATAATTTGGTTGAGGTTGGTAGCAATACACAATTACAATTTACTGGTACTGCTACCTCTACTTTATATGATCCAAATACAGCTAGTGTTCCGAGAGGAGGAATTATACTTTCCGTTGGATCGACATCTGGATATGGATATCGGCCATTAGTATCTGCTGGCGGAACTGCAATAGTTGGTGCCGGTGGAACCATTAGCTCAATCAGCATAGGAAATTCTGGTTCTGGATATAGAGTTGGTATCCAAACAGCAATTTATGTCGGAATACAAACATATAGTGACGACATTCCAAATATAACAATAGTTGGATATTCCACGGTAATAAATGGATCCGTTGGTCCGGTCAAAATTACAAATCCAGGAGCTGGATTTACTAATAATCCAAGTCCACTTGTTGTATTTGATGCTCCACTATCTTATACAAATATCCCATTACAATATAAACAAGGAACAACAGGTATTGGCTCCCAAGCAACAATAGACATTGTAGTTGGTCAAGGTTCAAGTGTAATCAATTTTAACATAAAATATTTTGGATATAGATACGAAGTCGGTGACATATTAACTATTCCATATGGTGGTTCAGTTGGAATCCCAACGAATTCTAGTCTTCCATTTAAACCATTTGAACTCACTGTAGACACAATATATAATGACAATTTCTCAGCTTGGTCTGTAGGTAGTTTTGATGTATTGGATAATATAAGCTCACTGTTTAATGGAAAAAGAAGAAGATTCCCATTAAAAATAAATGGAAATTTAATCTCTTATATTACTAATCCTGGATCTCCAGTAGATTTAAATTCAAATATTCATGTGTATATTAATAATGTCCTCCAGGTTCCAGGTGAAGGTTATGTATTCAATGGGGGAAGTAGCATACTATTCAAGGAAGCACCAAGAGGACCAGAAGAATATTCCCCCAATACTGGAGATACCGCAAAGATATTATTCTATCGTGGAACCGAATCTGTTGATATTAAAGGAGTAGATGTATTAGAAACAGTGAAATCTGGTGATGATGTGCGACTTACATCTGAGTTGGGACAATTTAATGAAACTCAAAGAAAAGTAACTAGTGTCCCTACACCAAGTTCAGTTGAAACAACAATTTATAATATACCAATTGATATTATCGACACATTAACTGAAACTGAATATTATAGAGCATTAGATTGGAAAAAACAAAGAGAAGATCTTTATATAGATGGAACTCAAGTAAATAAAAATAGGGTTATATATGAACCAACAATTGTCCCAACAACAAATATAATTCAAAGTGTCGGAATTGGGTCAACTTTAGTATTTGTGGAGTCAGTTAAAGGTGTATTTGATGATTATAGAGAAAATGTATTGGATTTATATAGAAATTCTTTTGAAATTATTTCACAATCAGATACACCAATAAAATCACAAATAGTAAAAAATGCCACTTATTCGGGCGATTATGGAATAATCTGCGGAGTTCAATCTACCACATATAGTGGAAATCCAGCATTTATATTTGATTTATTCATTCCAATAAACTCTACATTAAGAGACAATATAAGCATGAATAATAATGCAATTACAGCAAGTCAGATTCAACAAAATAATTATTTTAAAATATATGACACACGAGTTGGATCTGGGGTATCTACATTGAGACAAAATAATACTGTTATTGGCATTGGAACTACATTTATAGATAATATCTATCAAGTAGCATCAGTATCAATTGGACAAACCTTAGTTCCCGGAATAGGATTAACTAATGTTGCTAAAGTTATAACAAAAGTTAATAATTACAGTGGAATTACGACATCTCAATTTGGATATAATTCATATCATGGTAAATTCAGTTGGGGTATTATTTCTGTTCCTCCTGGTTATATAACCAAAGAATTTATTATAAATAATACCAATGGAGTTGTTGGATTGAATAGTACACCAATAATAAGAAGAGTCAATCCACTTAAATTTGATAGCTACACAATAACTTAATCCACTCATAAAATATTTCAATGGCGGCAATAATAACTGATCAACTGAGAATTTTAAATGCAAAAAAATTTGTGTCTGAAGTGCAATCCGACACAAATTCTTATTATACATTTTTAGGATTATCAAATGCAACTGACTATAAGTCAGATTGGGATGTTTCTCCACAATCTCCAATAGATAATTTTGATTATTCAAATGATGTTTGGGACACCATAATATCGTTAAAAAAAATTAAATCTGATGACATAACTTTAGTCATAAGAAAAGTTCTGTGGCAATCTGGTACTGTATATTCAATGTACAGACATGATATAAGTAGAAATAATTTGTCTGCACCATCAAATATTACAAGTTTATATCAATCAAATTATTATGTAATAAATCCATCTACATATAGGGTTTATGTTTGTTTAAACAATGGGACTTCACCAGAAACTCCATATGGAAAGCCCTCACTAGATGTCCCAAACTTTGTTGATATTGAGCCATCTACTGCTGGCTCAAGTGGAGATGGTTATATTTGGAAATACTTATTTACAATAAAACCAAGTGATTTAATAAAATTTGATACTACAAATTTTGCCCCAGTTCCATTTGATTGGGATACTAATTCCGAATATTCTGCGGTAAG